CAGCTGGTGTTGGAGGCGCTATCACTGGGCGAGGCGCTGATCTATTGATCATTGACGATCCGCATTCTGAGCAAGATGCCATGTCACCCACCGCCCTGGAGAGTGCTTACGAGTGGTATACCTCCGGTCCACGACAACGGCTTCAACCTGGCGGCATCATAATTATTGTCATGACGCGATGGTCTACCAAAGATCTGGTGGGCAAGGTTTTGAAAAAACAGGGCGAGGAAAACGCTGATCAGTGGGAGGTAGTAGAATTCCCTGCGATCATGCCGGAAACCGATACGCCCTTGTGGCCAGAGTTTTGGAAAAAAGACGAGCTTTTGTCAGTCAAGGCTTCTCTTCCAATTTCAAAATGGAACTCGCAATGGCTGCAAAACCCAACCGCGGAAGAAGGATCGATCGTCAAGCGAGAGTGGTGGCAGACGTGGGAAGGCGAGGTGCCAGCATATAGTTACGTCATTCAAAGTTACGATACGGCTTTCAGCAAAAAAGAAACAGCTGACTACTCCGCAATTACTACTTGGGCCATATTTAGCCCATCTGATGGCGAGGCCGACCAAATTATTCTGCTCGATGCCAAGCGGGTACGAGTTGACTTTCCAGAACTTAAAAAATTAGCGTGGGAAGAATATAAATATTGGGAGCCTGATTGTATCCTGATTGAGGCGAAAGCGAGTGGTACACCGCTTACTCAAGAACTACGTCGCATGGGAATACCTGTCACATCTTACACGCCTAGTCGGGGTCAAGATAAAATAGCCCGGATGAACTCTGTCGCGCCAATATTTGAATCAGGCATGGTTTGGGCGACTGAGGATAATTTTGCAGGAGAGGTGATTGAAGAAATGGCATCTTTCCCGTATGGAGATCACGACGACTATTGCGACTCTGCGACCATGGCGCTGATGAGATTTAGACAAGGCGGGTTCGTATCGCTTGACCAGGACTACCAAATGGAGGCGGATTTACTGCCACGGAAACGTTCTGTTTATTATTAAATCGGGGCGTAAGTGATAGTATTGCAAAATATGGCTATCGAAAAACGACAATTAGGCACGCAAGACAACCCAGACATTCAGGTGGGAGGTAATGCAATCGAGGTTTTTCCAGAGCCTACAAGACAAGATCAGATCCGCGAAGCTGCCGAGATACTGGTTACCGAAGAGGGCATCCTAGTTGATGATGAAATAGACGCAGAAGAGACACAAGCTGATCCGGCGGCTTTCGACGCTAATCTTGTAGAGTTTGTGGACGATAGCGAGCTACAAAGTTTATCTGGCGATATTTTATCTAGCATTCGACACGACAAAGAGTCTCGCAGTGAGTGGGAGAAGACTTATGTCGAGGGCCTCAAATATCTGGGTATGAAATTTGACGAGTCTAGATCCGAACCTTTTGAAGGATCTAGCGGGGTGATCCACCCCATACTTGCGGAAGCTGTCACACAGTTTCAAGCGCAAGCCTATAAGGAAATGCTGCCAGCCAAAGGGCCTGTAAAAACACAACTGGTGGGGCAAAGAACCGCAGAAACAGAGGCGCAAGCTGATCGGGTGCAGGAGTTCATGAACTTCTACCTCT